AGCCTGACTCATTACAAGGTCTTTCAAAGCCCAGAAATCCGTTCGTCTGAGTTCGGCGTCTCTGTGAGCGCGAAGTTCACTCCATGACATCTCATGCATGCCCTCATCAATGAGGGCTTCACCTGCATATTTTTGATAGAAACGCATTAGGCCACCTTGTAAACTATCTTTGGACAAACCCCGTTATCGGGGGCCATTAGTGAAGTTGTGAAAGTATCGGGGAGCCCGCTTGAACTGTCATAAGTCGTCGTCTTGACAGTTCCTCCTGTTGTGCTGTTGGCAGCACTAGCGCCGAAGATTCTTCCACGATCCAAATTATAGATACTATACACGGCAACATTTGAACTCGAAGTTGCACGAATGAACCAGACCCAATAATTAGTCCCCTTAGTTAGAGAGCCGGCTGATCCTCCACCGCTGCCAGTTATGGTGCTTTGATAGATTGCTGATGCTCCACCTGAAGCGTTGGTCACTGTGCCTTTACCAATCAAGGTCGATGGCAACCCATCGTCATCCATCTCGTAAATTCCGATTATGAATGAACCGTCATTACTGAAGTACAAACCCAGTTCATCGAGTGTTCCAGCGGAGAAGGCTTGGAAGATGTACCCGAAGGCGTCATCACTGGCAGTAGGATCAGCGGTGACGACAGTGTTCGGACCGACCGCATAGGGGGCGGCATCTGCCATGTTGAAGTAATGATAAGATCCTACTACGCCGGGTAGTGCTGTTCCTCCCCCACCACCGGCCTCAAGCAGTCCTGTCCACTCAGACGATACGCACAAACGCGCCAAATTCACGAGGACTAAATCTTGAAGTTCTTGTTCGTTCATGTCCTCTATGCTGATAGAGTTCCCTGTACTTTGCAGCTGCGCGAACGTTACACCGTCTAAATCGAGGTTCTGAAGTAGTGGGAAGACCCTCTTGGAGGGCTTACGATCCTCTGCCCTCATCCTAACAACCCGTCCCATTCAGATTTTACCGACAATCTAGCGAAATTGACGAGGACGAGGCGGTAGAGTTCTTCTCGATTGAGTTCTTCTATGGTGATTGGATCGCCCACGTCCTGCACGTTGGTGAAAGATATCTGCTTAGCACCGTCGCCGGCCTCTAGCGTCTTGTTCTTTAGGAGCTTATACACGCGAGGGGAGATCGAGTGTGTCATTATCTCATCCCCATCATCAGCATGGCAAAGCCCCAGAAGTTATTCGGAATCTGAAAGGCCCCTCTGGGGTCGAATGCAGCATAACCCCCGGTGCCATTACCTGCTGCAGCTGCCCGTGCTGCCGCTGCTGCTTCCCGCGCTGCCAGCGCTTCTGCTGCTGCTTGTCTGTTTGCATCTTGTCTTTCTTGGCTCGCCTGTATCTGTGCCATCTGTGCCGCAGTTATCCCGCCGATTTGTTGACCAGTACCGCCTACTCCAACCCCCGGCACCTGTACCAATGCTGCCACCTCACTTGAGTTGCTTGGATCGCATTTTCGCTATTCGCTCGATGGAGTCGAGGTCTTTGGTTGAAATGAAGTCTCTGAGATAGAGTTTCTTGGCTTTGCTCAGAATCTCCGCGAGTCGACGTCGACCCGCTGCCTTCGTCATTCTCGGCATGCAATCACGCTCAGGCAGAAGTCAAGAATTGGAACTTGTAGTTGAGTGCGATCCCTACCTTTGCGAATGCGAAGCCCGGTTGCTGAGTAACTGGGTCCGTCGCGCTACAAGAACCGATGACGTTACCCAAGGCATCGACGGCAGCGAAGCCCTGATCCTCAATGAGGAGGCCATCGACAGAAGTTCCGAACCATTTCGTTATGGTATCGCCGAATAATGTGTCACCCAACGAATTGCCGGTTTGGAGATCTACTAGCTCGTTAGTCGCGCCGCCAGTCGGAGTGACGTGGAATATTCTTGAGACTCCGCGAGCGGTGTAGACTCCCGCGCTTGCACCTCTGTCCGCAGCTGTCTGGTTCATGACCCGGACGATGTCTCCGGCCCTCAGAGTGTAAGGTTGGCAGAGTGCAGGGCTTCCATCCGTTACGGCCCCTGCCACCGACCACGGAATGATTGCAGCCACGAGGCCCTGCGAGAGAATGTAGCAGTATCCCACGCCGTTAGGGCAGGACACCAGACCAGATATGACGGTCTTTCCGGGTGCGAAGTCCCCAACGTTGGATGCGACCGCGGTGTATACCGTATTTGTGGTGAGAGAGGTTTCTGTCCCTTCGGCGACTTCTAGCTTCAGGGGTATGTTCGTTCCGTCGCTGCACTGAAGGCAACCCGTTACTGTGTTCGTGGCCATTTTATATCCTAACTCCGATCCCCAAAGGTGACATTAAATTTCTGTTAACATTGGCTATTGGCTTCCTCAATAGTTTCTTGGCAAATTTCATGGTCAGACCGATGCCGATCGCACTGACAGCCATGGCCTGATAGTTCGCCATGAAGTTTGCTTGCATGGAATCGAACGACGTTCCGGGATCGCTGATGATTGATTGTAGTGTCAGGCCACCGTTAGTGGTCGTCATGGCTGTTGAGCCTGCGCCCGCGCTCTCAAAGCCGAGAACGCCCACAGGTGAATTTCCAAAAACCCCGCCGGTGATCAACGAAGCGTACGCGTAACTCTCCGCGAGATTCATCAAACTGATTGTCTTAGCCCGCCTGCGCCTTGTTGCCTTCTTCCTGCGTGCCATAACGCGAGTGAAAGAAAATCTCGCTTATAATTATCACTATGTCTCTTCGATGGCTGCAAATTGTCCGTCCGGACCTCTGTTCGTCACCGTTGCGTCGATTGTGTTCAACTTCTGCTGCGCCATGCCTTGAATCAATGACGCAATAGCTCCTTGGATCGGATTCGGGGGTTCAAACTCCCCTATCCCGCCTTCCATTAGTCGGTCAATGGTACTCTTGAGAGCCAAAGCAAGCCGCTCGTCGAGGAGGTCCAGCATGTTTGCAAGCTCTATCCTAATCCAGAGGCCAAGAATGACGACCGAAACCAGTGTCAGGGCGCTCAAAACACCCAAAATAAGCAGTTCAGGGGATACCATGTCCCTATACCGGGAGTCTACCGCCCATATACCTTCCTTCTTCGTCCGATTTCAGTCAAAATACTAGAGAATCTTGAAAGCCGGTGGCTTGGGTGGGCTGGTTATCGCCGGCGGGAGGTGGTGAGGATGATGGGGCAAAGCCCCAGAAGCCTGAGCTACCCATACCCTCAGCCGGTATATTAATAACTAAAACCGGACCTGCTCAATTTGGAGGGTCGGTCAACGAGTGCATCCACACTGACCGCCGGCTCTCCACAGGTGAAAAAGATGACTGATGATAAAGAAAAAATGATGAAGAAATGTGCTGAATGTGGCAACACGCAAAAGGACGCTTGGCTCTATAGAGAATCGGGCACGCTCCGATGGCTATGTAGGGGGGCTCATGAATGAAGTGCGTGATCTGCGGTTATGCCATGCATAGGTCAAACTCCTTGTTTCTGTGTTCGACGTGTTATCATGAGCATGAGGTGACTGAATGAAGCCCATAGACGACACACCAGCCCAGACAAGGACGTTTGAGGTAACTATCCCTTGTCCCCATTGCCGCAGGCTCCTAGACGTGTTCCTGAAGGAGGCGAGTTGAATGAGTTCCGAGTATGATCCAACCGCCCCTTGGAATGAAGAATTCATGGAGATAATGAGAGAGATTGCGTTTTACCTTCAATGGCTCGCAAGAGGTGAAGAACCATGAGTGGAATCTGTCCTACCTGCAAAAAGAATAGTTTGATGTTTGCCAACACAGGATTCATAATGGGAATTGAACCCTATTGTGTGAACCCTGAATGTTCGGATTCTAAATATCGACTAGACGGGAGAGATTGAATGCCCGGAATAAATGCGAACCTCTCAAACGCTGCCTTCGCCATCTGGGAGGAAGTCCCGAGGAAGTCCCGTAAATCACCTCTAGGTGCTGCCGGGGAGGAAGGCCGATCTAAGTGGCTCTCTATGGTCATCATCAATCATCATCAAGAGATGCAGTGGTTCAAGACTCAGGTTAACGAACTCACGAAAGAGAAAATCGAATTGATGGAGAAGCTCAGAATCATGACAGACTGTCGTGATGCCCTACAAACGCATGTATTAGGGACCGACGGCCCCAAATCGTGAGCGTTTACCCCCTACTTGGAGCATCATAATCGGGATTCTTCACCGCTCTGGTGGCCAAGGCGGTTTATCTCGATCTATTCCAAATATAGCGGCTTGTGTATCTCCTATGAAATCAAAGATTTTCCAAGAGGCCGGGTTGTACCATTTTGATTTGTTTCCTGCTTTTGCCCACCGTTCTTCGTTCTTTTTTTGGAGTTCTTGCAAATACGGGAGAGCGTCAATAGGGGTGGGAAGTCCTGTCTCGATTCCGAGGAATTCAAGAATTAACGCGATTGAGTAGAATGTCTGTGTTATCTGGATGGGGTCATTCATATCCTTTGCGATCTCTGGGATTCCAAGACCTTCTAAAACGGAACCGGCGCCGGATGTTACTTGTTTGAATTGGACCGCGGAAATGAGTGAATCTAGTTGCTCGGACTGTTTGTCTTGGAGTGAGATTCGATACTCGATCACTTGATCGGGTGGACGCTTCGTCATCGGATCACTCCGGTGGAGGGGGCCAGTTGTCTGCGGCGTCGTTGGCACTCTCAAAGCGTTGCGGGAGTGTTCTGAGTGCTTCGCGGTAGTCCTTTCGAGCCTGACTCATTACAAGGTCTTTCAAAGCCCAGAAATCCGTTCGTCTGAGTTCGGCGTCTCTGTGAGCGCGAAGTTCACTCCATGACATCTCATGCATGCCCTCATCAATGAGGGCTTCACCTGCATATTTTTGATAGAAACG